TTATGATCTGGTCAATCGACCTTCCAGGAGCTTCACGGAGCAATGCTCCGGATAACTCCCAGAAGAAACGGTTGAATAGATTCAAAAGGAACCATGATGAGGGGTTAGCCATAGGGATCCCCCTACTGGTTGCCAGTAGCTCCATGTCTTCCAGATCCTCATACAACACTTCCATCGGCGATGTCGAGAGGGGTCCAAGGACCTTTACCACAGCCGGGGTAGAGGGGTCTGACAAGTACCCCGAGAGGAGGGATCGAGAGACATCCATATGGAACGTGTCTGTAGCTCTGGTTAAATCCAGAGATAGCAGAACACGATCCTTAAGGAAACTCTCGTCCCTACTCTCGAGGAACTTGTTAGCCCTCTTCATGAAACTTACCAGTGTTCCATCCCCTGAGATAGTACCCACTTCCGGGTCCTTCTTAAGGGATGAATAACAGTAAGTTCTCATGACGTGAAGGAGAGAGGCAACAACGGATGCGGCGGGGGTCACAACCCTCGCTTTATTCCCTTGTTCCTCTACCGTCACGGCCCTGGCAGGGTAGGGTTTGGGCTCAAAACCTTCCCAAGGGATATCTGGGGGGGCCGAATACCTTCCGGTATACGGACCTCCCTCAGATGGCTCTTGGGTCGGTCTTGGAACCCAACCCTCTCTACACGCATCGTCGAGGAGGAACAGTATTGAGAAGTCTTTCATCATTGGGGTACCTAGACTGGAATCTTGAAGGAATCCGGACTCGAACGTCCAGACTCCCCCAAGAGCCGTATAGGAACCCTGATAATGAACCTTCTCGGAGAGGCCGGCAAGGGTCCTCGCGAATGTATCCTTCATGAATGCTCCTCTACCACCATCCTTACGAGAGTACTCGTAAGTTGATGAAGAGGAATTCGTGAGAGATATAGCACGAGGATCCGGCCGGAACTCACTCCTATACTGTTCCGAGAACCTTACCGCCAAGTTTAAGATTGGCTCGGGTGTAACTCCTCCCTCAGTGGTAGTCTTCCTATGCAATTCAAGAGATTTTAAACATTTCTCATGACTTGGTTTTGGAAGACCACCCTTGATGGAGTATAGAGTATACAACCCAAAACTATTCTTTTCTTGAGAGGAGGGGATGGACGAATATGGTCCTCGAGTGGGTATTACTACCCCCTTGAGGACCCCTTTCGCCCATGGAAATCTTAACCACCCATCCCGAGTTCCTCCGA